TAGTTGACCTATTACCCCGGCAACAATTGCGCCGACACCAAAAACAAATATTTTTCCACCATTACCATCTACTGGCAAAGGAAATGTTTGTTTTGCTTCAACCAAAAACCCATCGGTAGCGTTTGTTTTAGCATCCGTAAACCCAAATCTCAAATCACTTGAGGCGTCGTTATTCTGAATTAGAATTAATTTGGTATCCGAGGATACTGTGGCCACTTCAAGAGTTGAACCATTTGGTGCTGTAAATCCGTTATTTTGCATAATTACCTCTCATCTAGTATCGCGTCAACTGCAGCAATATCGGTAGCCGCAAAAAGTTGTTGTTTAATGGGACGTTCCTCATCCTTATGATTTTTTACTGTACCCAAAACGGTGTCCACAAATAAATTAAAATCCTCAATAGTGTTAAAAACATAAGTCTCATCTTCAATAGTGGTTATTTGTAATGGGATGAAAAGTTTACTTTTATCGATAAATTGTTTCATGTGAGCAATAAAATCTTGTGCTTTTTTTATACAAGAGAAATGTTTTCCGTTATGCGAAAATCCTTCGCTCAGCTTTTTATATGTTTTATTAGTAATCTTTTTTCTTTTCTTTTTCTTGTATTTAATAAGTTTTTCAGGGGTTGTTTCCGAAACAGTCTCATAAGCGAACCCATTGTATATATCATGGTCTGATGTATCATCTAATTTGGAAGCCTTTACGTTATCAGGGGCATCTGTTCTATAAGATTCAGTAGATGAATCAAAGGAACCATCATTCTCAAAATCAACATCGTGACCGCTTCTTAAAATCCTTCCGGTAGCTGTGTCTGTAACTATGTGCATTGTCATTGTAAGAACCCCGTAGTTTCAAGCTTTCTAGCTTCCAAGCATCTTTCACTACCCACTTCAAACTTTCTGCAAGAGTCCGGGCGTATTTCATATATATCACAACTGATTTTCTTTCCGACTTCACCAGACAAAGCGCTGCAACAAAAACCATCATCATGTGGCTTGAACCCCATGTGGTTTTTTTGCCATTTCAATATTGGCTTATATCGATTCGGAATAGCTTCCCATTCTTCATCAGTGGCATATACAGAAATATTCTCCAAACTTTTAGAGGTACAACATTTCCCGCAATCCAAGCAGTCTACAATCTCAAAGTTGGTCATAATAACCCACTACTCCGATACTAGCATCATCAGATGCTTGTGTTACTCTATATTCAATGTTTTGAAGATTACTACAAATAGTTTCCTGAATACCGTACCCAGATTTATTCTTGTCATCAATACCATTGAATTTATAAGTGGCATTGTCCATTGTGGAGCCTGTCGGCCTAATTTCTAGGAAATCACCCCTATCATCTGGGGCTATAACAAGGGCCAAAATAGGTTCCAATGATGTAGGTGGAACGAATGCAGCTAAACTTACCCCCGTGTAAATGGTAGCTGAACCAAGTGATAAAACTGTTAAATTAGTAATTTCCTCATCATAGAAAACTTTTCTAAAATCATTCGTTCTTGTTTGGATGAATTTTATAAAATCACCAGAAGCATTGTTCCGAACCCATCCAACCCTTTTAAATACATCGTATCCACCTGGAAGCGTGGGCGCGGTACTAGAAAGAGACAATAAAGCCCCTTCTGTATTGGAACCTGTAGAATCATCAATTATAAATAATGCGTACCAAGTGCTGACCGCTTCTGTCCCAGTGTCTAACCCATTTAGGCCAGAAGTAGTAATATCGGCTGTTCTCGTGGCTGTATTAATAATATTAAACCCATTCGCGCTATCTCTACATTTACCCGCTTCAATTGATACCGTAGATACACTTGCAAAAGTCATCTCTAAACCTTTGACCCATCCTTCCATAAAAGGATGTACTAGATCTGTTATATCAGATTCAGTATGTGTATGGCCTGGGGCTGTAAAAGGTAAAGAACCAATTAAAACATTCTTTTTCGCATTAGTGGCTGCTGAATCTTCGATAACCAGTAAATCAGCACCAATGGGTGTGGTTTTATTAGTTATTAATGAGATCTCACCTGCCACATTATCATGTAAGGCATCAGCATCAGTATGATCTAAATCACTAATTTCTGATTCGGTGTGAGTATGGCTTGGAGCAGCAAAAGGTAAATTTCCGATTGTTACACTTTTTTTGGCATCAGCAGCAGTAGAATCTTCGATAACAATTGTATCAGCATTTACTGGTGTACCCTTGCTTGTAATGGCTGTGATTTCACCTGCAACATTGTCGTGGATTGCATCTGCATCACCACCACCTGGAAGGTTAGAAATCTGTATTCTCTTCTTACTATTACTATCGGCTGAATCTTCAATCAATATTAAATCAGCGCCAATAGGGGTTGTTTTTTCACTTACTGCATTTATCTCACCCGAAACATTATCATGGATTGCATCGGCATCAGTGTGGTCTAAATCAGATATTTCACTTTCTGTGTGAGTATGAGAAGCAACTGGTAAATTCCCTGCTTGTACTTTCTTCTTATTGTTTGAATCCGCACTATCTTCTATGATGATTTCATCAGCAGCAATTGGCGTTACTTTCTCAGCAATGACACCTATTTCATCAGCGACATTATCATGGATCGCATCTGGATCTACATTTATGCTTGGTCCGTGTACTGCCATTAGAATTTACAAACGAGCCTATTTGGAGGTAATTCTGTGTCTACTAGAAAATTAGCAGGTGCCTCTGTATCTGTCAAAAATAGTGCAGATATGACTTTTTTTCCAAACCCTACAAAAATAGGGTAGAGGATTACTTTTGCTTGCTTAATCATTTTTGACCAAAAAAAAATCCCGGAAAAGCTTTAACACTTCGCCGGGATTAATATTCACTTTATTAAAAGGAAATTATTCCAAAAGACTATTTCTATAATACGATATTTTAGGGCTTAATCCTAATTATTTTTTTCTTAAATTGATATTTTTTTCAACTTTCATTGAAATATGGTCTATCCCGCCTTGATTCATCTTAATCCCAACGTCAATTCTACCTGTGAAACTCTTGTCTGACTCAGATCGAATTTCTCTAGCAATATTCGCCAAGCTTTCTTGTAATTTACTAGAATCAGCCATTCTGTAAAATCCCCTCTATTATATCGTCAAAAATTGGTTCAGCATGGCACCTGCATTGTACATCATCCCCTGGGTGCCCTGTATTTGCCGGTGATTCATCCCAATTAAAAACCTTTCCATTATTTGCCCTGTGGGTGGGTCTTACTCGCTCATCTTGTGCAGTTCTCCAAGTGTATTTTTGGATGCCTAGATTAGTTTCTCTTAATTTCGTGAGTTGCCCGTTTAATTTACTTACCTGATCCCTGGCTATTAGCTTGGCCCGGTTCTTTGTTTTGGATGCGAGATCTTTTCCTTTAATAGGGAACTTTTTCCCTCTTTGCTCGAATTGAACTATGCCAGATCTCAACCCACTAGCTAATCTTGCATCACCTAATAATCGGGTAGCTATAGTTCTATGACTATCGCCTTGTCTAAGGCCCCTTTGTACAATACCTGAAACATCAGCAAGGTAGTCTTGCTCTAATTTCGTTATAAGCTGCACATTTTCTTTAGTAAAGCCATTTAACACAGGCCCCAACCATGGTTCTTGTTGGAATATTGCAACGCCCATCACGTTTTTCATTGTTTTTTGCCACTGGGCATCATTCCAGACTGAAGTTTCTTGGCCTATCTCTTCGGCGGTTAAAACTTTACCTAGAGGCTGTGAGGCAATTCCTAATTGAAGGGAATTGATAACTCTGTCTGCGGATTCCTCAAAAGCATCTGTTTTAAGTAGTTCTGGGAATTCTAAGTCTCTTTGAGCGGTTAAACTCTCAAGGTTATTAACCACAATCTGGATTGTTAAGGCGATCATATTCTCAACATGGCGATCTAAGATTCTTTGGTATTGCCTAGATACTGGAACTGGGAAAAGCCATTTAACAGTAGGCGTTTTCTTAACCTTCCTTTTGTTGAGGTTTTCACGCCTCATTGCGATCTCATTTACAAGATCAACCCTGTCTCTTCTAGTTGCAATCATTCTTTCGTGGTGGATTTCTTTTTGCGTTTCTTATAGACTCTTTTCTTTTTTCCTGTTTTCTTGCTTATTTCAACAGTTTCCATTTTGGAAATAGTTGGCTCTTGTTCGGTAGGCTTAACAATTGTTTCACGTGGAACCTCCATTTCATTAGTACGGAAATTTCTAGGTATTTTCCATTTATACTTACATTCTGGGCAAGTGGCTATACCTCTAAAAGTAGTGGCCCCCTCATCATTACAATTTAAACATTTCAAGCTGAACCTCCACAAGATTTTCAAGATCTTTGATATATTTTTCCTGAATAACATACTTTTTTTCCATTGTATCAATAATATTATTTAAGACCTCTATAAGTTTTTTTTTCTCATCTAAGAGAATTTTGGTCATTCGTATTGTATCTAATGCTTTCTTGTATAATTCATGGTCTACTTTCTTATTCATTTAACTCTTCATTGGTAGCTTCAATCGCATTATCTAAAGCCATGCCTGATAATTGGTGCTGTATTACTATAATACCATGTTTGATTTGCTGTAGCTCACTCCTGGAGTGGTGTTGCTCTTCCAAAATCCTATCTGTTCGTAATGAATCTGATTTGATCCGGGCTTGATTAATTTCATTATAAGGTTCCCAAATCAAAGTTTTTACTGAATAACCCCCACCTGGTAAAAGCACAAGCCCAAGTAATAGTTTAATTGATTTCTTATCAATCTTGAAACTGAATGTGCTGTCATTTCCTTCACTCATTTTACACTGTATATTTTTTTTACATTCTTTGGCGAGGCGTGTTTACCCCTGGCTTTGGAAAGGAAAAAATTCCAGTAGGTGCGCCTGAAAAGTGGCATTCCATTCTTTTTCAAAAGTTTCATTAATTCCTTATCTGCCTGTTTCCATAAAGAATGCGGTAATAGCCTTTTCCTCATTAATTGGTATAAGGCATCATGGCATAAAGAAGCTGTCATTGTATCATCCGTATCTTTGGTGGGGCCACTGGCACCATCCCAAGCATAATGCTCTTTAACTACTAAAACATTATCGAATAATTCTATTAAATCGGATTTTATTGGTTTAACGGTCCTGAAAGCCTCACCTAATACAATGACCTCATCTTTGTGTAGTTGATATTTATAGCCTTTTCTGTATTCCATTATTTTTTCCTGGTTTCTTTATCCTCAAAATCTTCAGGATCAGTGATTAAATCCTTTCTATCGCCTGGCTCTAAAATTGTCTCGGTGCTGTACTGATCACCGCCGAACCTTGAAACAGCAACTTCTGCAGGGATTAAAACACCAGTATTAATGTAATTAACATCAGTTTCAGATTGGATCTTTCTTAATTCAGCCTGCTCTTTTTCTGTTGGTAGCCATAAAGGGTTGAATTGAATTGACCAATCATCTAGCTCTTTTCCATTAGTAGGGCCCTGTTTAGATAGCATTATTATTTTGACTAGATAAGTCATTTGTTTGAGCATCTTCTCTTGCTGTAATGCTGCAATCTTATCATACCAGAATCTTATATCTGATTCGCCAGTACTGTTCAACCCTGCAGGTGATTGGCCCATTAAAAGGGTGTGAGGGATACCAGAAACAGCTGATAAGGCAACCGTAAACCGATCAATAAGAGCATCTAAACCACCAACACTGGAAGCTTTTTTCTCGTAGGATTCTTTAGAGTCGATCAAAGTTGTATTAAGAATAGATCTTGATAAATCCATAATTTCGAGCCTAGCCTTAACTAAATTCTCTTGCCCACCTGCGATTAACTCTTGAAGATTATCAATAGAAAGTACTGGGTGGATGAAATCATTTAAAATTGACCTTGTAGAATGATAAGCACCACCAACATTTGAAAGCTGTTTATGGATCGCCTGATAAACAGAATCACCCCAACCTTTGTTTATTTTTCTGGAAACTTCAGAAATATCAACCCCATCAAACGATAATACCCTGGAAACATGAACAGTGAAAAGAGCGCCTGAAAAAGTGTTTTCAATTGGGTTTACTTGATACCTGAAAGGTTTACCGAAACCGGGCTTTTGTGGGTCTTGCTGAATATCTGTAGGGTCTGCCCAAATTTTAAATCTATCGTATACCCTTAATTCTTCGACTTTGTTGATTTTGTTTAAATCAAGCTCATCTTTAAGCTCACCACCATCATCAATAAGCATTACAACTAGTGCCCCACCATATACCCCGCCCCATCTCAAAGCTTTGTTTACAAGAGATTTGGCATCTAATTCGACTAATGCTTTTTCAACATCACCTTCAGTATCACCTGTGACATCAAACCAATTGCGAGTCATTTCCGCCGCAGGTAAATCGACAATTCTCTTTGCTAAACCATCACCCCGGTATAATTCCTCTAATTCGCCAAACGTTCGGTCTACTGTTACCCCGAAAACATCCGAGGTTTGGTTATCTTTGGAAGTACCCATTTTGGTTAGGAGGTTGCTCCACCCATCTTCATGGATTATTTCCATTTTCCCTTCTGCTACATCTTTTCTAGTAGTGATTTTTTTCTTTACGCTTTTCTTTACGCTTTTCTTTACGCTTTTCTTTACAGCTTTATTCATTTTTTACCTTTCTTGGGTAACGGAATCCATCTAAGTCCGGTTCTATTTGTTACCGCTATATGCAGCCAGGTTTTTGTGCCTAGTTCAATTTCGTTTATCAATTCAAAAAATCGCTTTGTAAGCTTCTTCCATTCTGCGTGTGTAATGTTTAATTGATTCCTATCATACTTTTTCAAAAGTCGCCTCATGGCAATACCTGAATATTTCTTTGATTTAGCATCAATTGCGGAACCTCTTTGGTGGGCTGAGTATTCAGTGCCATAACCACAACCAAAAACCCTTAAACCGCTCCACTTGAATTTACCGCCCCATTTCCAATCGTTAACTGTAATTGAGCCAAAAATAAGCCTGAGTATATCCAAAGCCTCTAAAACACGAGGGTCAAAGAACTTCCAACACATTTGACCATATTTTTTATATGTGACGGGATCGACTAGCTCGTAAATCTTAAAGTGTTTGCACTTATAAGCCATATCTATAAAATACTTTATTTAAAGTTATATCCTAACTTTAATTTACCAAGTAACCAGTTTACTATAATCTAGGTAATCTTGTCCAAATTGGGTGTGTAAAGCATACCTGATCGCATCCATTGCATGATCATTTTGTTTTTTGGGTTTATCCTCGCCTTTATCCTGGGCTTTTTCATCCCAAACGTATGACATATATTCCCTTATAGAATTCCCACATTCATCTGAAACAGAAAAATCACCGTTTTTTAACATCCTAGAATGGGTGGCTATTCCATTTAAAACATCATTATCGGCATCAGTAATCCCCATTAAACCAGACCTTGATGCCTGTACTTTAAAACTAGTTGCAGATGGATCGACAATTATCTTTCTGGGCCTTATTTCACCAAAAAATTCCTTCAAATCTTCACAGTACTCGAGATCTGTCTTTTGCTTATTGCTGTCCCTACCGCTGTAATAGTATTCTTTTTCAGCCCAACAACTAGGGGTTGCGTCTGGATTATGTCCCACCAAAACACAAACGAAGGCATTGCTAGTACCATAATCAATACCGGCAGTATACCATTTGGCTTTTGGTAACTTCCCTTTTTTAAATACGTATGGCTCTTTTTCTTCAAAGAAATCGAATATAGACCCTTCAGCAAGCACCCATTCACCCATAATAAACCGCTTATAAAACAGCCCTGAGAACTCTTTCTTTAGGTTTTGTACATATTTTTTAGGTAGGAATGGATTATCCTCTAAAGCGAAATGAAATTCTTTTAAATCATTAACCCCTGCTTTATCGATATAATTAGTCTTAATTTCGTGATAAGGTGAATCTGGGTTAGTGCTTCCGTGAAACCTAGAGTCCTCAACTGACAGCCTGGTCATAAGCATATTCATGAAGCCTTTCGGCCATATGGTCATTTCATCGCCTAAAGCCTTGCAGCCGGTTAAGCCACGAATTTTACCTTCAGCCCTTATATCTGAAGCACCATAAAGTTGTATAGGCACCCCGAACATATAAGCCATGTGGGTGCCAGTTGAGTAATTGAAGTTTCTTTTACCTAGATAATCTTGAATAGGGTCCAGAACATTACCGGCCAAAGTTCTTTCTGTTCTCCCTATCATGATATGATGAGCGCCTTTGACCTTTCCTGTTTCCCCGATTTCCTCAATAAACTTGAGGTTTAACCCTACAGTCTTACCAGACCGAACCGAACCATGAGCAATATTGCACCTGGCATTGGCGTTCTCCATATAGTAGGCTTGTTTTTGGGATAGTTCCATTTATAGGGGTTGTGTGACTATTTTATTCCAATAAAACATATTTGTTGAATAGTTTCTTTAGTGATTGGTAAATACTGGTTTTTTCTTTTTTTACGGCAACTCTACTAACCTCACCGTCAACACCTTTCATTGGTATAAAATCATATCTTGGTTGTAATCTAGGTATCCTCGGCACACTACCCCCTAAAAAGGTATTGGAATATTAATCTTTCTCATCACTTCAGAGCTAAACTTCACCCCACAACCACCGCAGACCAAATCACCTGTTACTTGAAGTAGGTTCTCATCTCCGTTAAAGGGCTTGAATTCATCCTTGATCTTGTCTTGTTTGCATAATGGGCACTTCATTTCAAAACCACCGCAATAACAAAAGCTACCACAAACACGAAAACTAGTATTAGTTTGTATTCTTCCATTATTCCCCCTTAATTGCGTTTTTCTTCATTGTTTGAAACAAAAGCCTCTAAAACGACAACATGAACGTTAAAAGATTTAGGCTTACCATTATTAAAAACGGTAGTTCTCAAATACCCATTGTGTGATTCTCTTAACCTTAATTTTTTTGGTGTTTCCCTTTTTGATTCTGTTTTGCCATTTTTGAACCATAGCGATCTTATTTCTCCATGGGTAGAAACCTCATATCTTTCAAATCCTTGAATTTTTTTCCAGGTTTCACTTTCTACTTTGAGCATCTTGTTTCATTTTCCTTATAGCATTTAATATTTCTCCAGAATCGTTTTCGGTTGACCAATCCCTTCTATTGATAGACTCCCATTTACCATTAGATCGATTAACGAGAAAGAAGAATATGGCCATATCAGATGGTTTGATATATTTCTTAGTTTTCCTTTGTACTGCATTGGTATCACCTGTAAATTGGTTGTTTCGGTCTAAAGTGCCTCTACGCTCCATTACTGTTTCTTCAACAAAGTATCCTTCGCAATTCTTTAGTAATGAGTTTTCGACTGTTTTTAATCTTTCATCTTGTGAAGCTTCACGTCCTTTTTTAATATCGGCCAGAAATAGTTGCTTATTTTCCTTAAAAGTGGAATATCCGATCCCCATTACCTTGGAAATCTCTTGTTCGTTAAGTCCTTTTTTAGCTCCTTTGTAAGCTGATTCGTGGTGTTTTTCAGTAGCCTCGAAAGGTGGACGGCCCACTGGTTTTTTCTTTGCTTTTTTCTTTTTAACAGCCATTTATTTTAATGAATCAGTGGTAGTTAAATTAAATTTATGGTATAATAAGGGTATGGTATCAAAAAAACAACAAGCTAAAGAATTGTATGAAAGTGGGCAAAAAACCAAAGCTCTTGCAATTGTTAAAAAATGGCCTAACCTGGGTTTATACCGTGATGATATATTAAGGGGTTCTGATTGCATTAATAACCCTCGTTTTTATGAGCAGTTAGGATATAATATTGATGATTGTGTTGCAAAATGTTATAAATCCCTTGAATTGCTTATTTTTTGAAATTGTTTAGATAATCCTCATTACAGCTTGTAAGCTCTATATAATATTTGTTTTCCTCTGGAAAGGTGTGGATCGCAAAGTGGCTTTCACCTAATAGCCAAAGTGCTGTGTACCCCTGTGGGTCAAAATGGTGTTCAATAAAGCCTAATATTTTAAATCCACTGGCCTTTAATAGCCCGGTGTATGTTTCTTTTAGGTTGCTATCTGGGTTTATTACTGCCCACTCACTATGGTTCCATATTTTCGCTTTCAATTACAACCTCTATTTCAGGAAAATTTTCTTTTATTTTCTTCATATCGCCCTTATAAAACACTAATACATTTTGGTGGGTTTTCACCACTTTTCTGGTTCTCATATTAGGCCTTGCTCTTAGCCTACTAGTGCTTATCGGTTCAACTAATATCAATTCATTATACAAAACCATACCATTTTTTATGAACAAATCCTTTAGGTGATCTGGAAACCTATGATAATCACCCTTTTTCGTTCTAATATCACCACACACAATAATGGCAAATCTATCGTTTTTTAAGCATTTAATAGCATCAGAGAAGGCGTTTTCAATTATTAACATAAAATCTCCATAACTACCCTGGTTGCTTGCATCATCAGGTAAATCAGAATAAACCTCAAGATTAAAATAAGGGGGGCATGAAAACAGTAAATCTTGGGTTTCGGGTTTTATGTGTTTGCCTACATTTTGGCCATCATCACAAATATACCGGCTTTTTGTCTTTGTTTGATCAATCCTTTTTTGATTCAAATCGACCTGTTCTTTTCTTAGCTCGATTCCTGTAAAATTGTGGCCCAAATAAGAAGAAACGAAACCAAAGACAGAATCACCGGCAAAACAATCAAATGCTTTTCCACCATTAATATTGAACCATTTTAATGATATTTCAGCCAATACAGGATCTAAAATAGAAACTGTACCTGTATTTCTTATTTTTTCGCTTACCGGATCTCCTTTTGATTTATACAATGTTGATTCTCTGCTTTCTCCATTATCATTTATTAAACTTTTCCACATCTGTTTTCTTTCTAACCAGTAACCTTGCCTAGTATCTAATATTGAAAAGGGAGGTATTATAAACACTTCTGTCAGTTTTTCATTTATTTCTTCTTCATTGATGGTTGGCGAAATATCTGTGGAAATATCAGAAAAATCTAATTCATCAAACCCCCAATCGGTTAGATCCCCAGAATCGAAATCCTTCAATAAGGCATCAAAATCCCATTCCCCTGCAATATTCTTATTCAGTCTAATTGCAAGTTCATTGAATTCGGCTTCATTTAGTTTTCTATCTGGGGTTCTTACAGAAACGGATGTTTCACCATCTTGTTTTAGTTTCTGTAACCTAGCGTGGCCACCGATTAACTCACCGTCAGTATTTATAACAATTTGGTCAACGTACCCGAAGCGATCCATTGAGGTTATTAGATCCTCAAATTTCTTGCCCCCAATGATTCTAGGGTTTTTCGACCATTCCCTTATTTCAGAAATGAGTCGGTCTTCATTTGACCATTTTAACATATTTTACCCGTGGTGAAGTTTAAATATAAGTATCTGTTGGGTATCATAAAAGCGATTTATTGATAAATTTCAGGGTGTGCCCTTTCGTATAGCCTATTTTTTATGTGTTCATGAATCGAATCAGTATCCCCTTTTAGGAGTAGACCCCATACAATAGGGTTTTCTCTGAATTCTTTCGTGAAGTGTTTGTCGCCATGCGATATAAATACAACTCTTGTTTTTGATTTAACTGTTAGGGCTCTAAGGATGTTTTTAGCCCCTGCCCCGTGATTTATAGTAAAGTCTATCCAAACAAAATCAAAGTCATCTGCATTGGCATGGGCCCCAAAATCAATGCTCGAGGTGTAAGTCTGTACTTCAACATTATATTTTAGCAATATTCGACTAAGAAAAAACCTATCATCTTTTTCATCATCAATTACAGCTATTTTCATCTTATTATTTTGTCCAAATTTGATAGTATTCCGACCAAAACCCCTGTTCCTAGTATATATTTCCATAAATTTTTACTCGTGGTTTCCATAGCTTTGACTTTATCATCTAAGCCGCCATTGCCAAAGATACCACCATTGCCATCTTTACCGTACAGGTGAACTTTGACCCCTTCTAAATCTTCTCTATCTCGTTTAGCATTTGTTTCATGCTCTATTCTCCAAGCAACTAAGGTTGTAATTTCTTTGTTAAGGGTTCCTTGTGTTTTTTCTATTCTCGCCAGTGGTGAATGGTTACGGTTTAAATCATCATTTTCTTCCATTAAATAAAAGTAAGTTATTTGCTTGTGGGGGATGTGGATAAATACTCACTCAATCCGCAGTTGCAATCCTTCTTTGAACTCTCATCTATAAATAAAGGGCAATGGTATTTATGATTAACCCAAGGTAAAATTCCCTGCATTTTACCAGTCATTTCCTTCATTGAAAAGTATTCCTGTCTTAATCTCTTTAATTCATCGATTAGGCTTTCTGGGGCAACTTCTTTACTCATTCATTCCCCTTCAGTTTAGCTGATAAGTGCATAACGCCTGTTTTTACATAGAACCGGAAACTGTAATCAGATAATCTTTCAGAGCTATTAGATATTTGTTTATTGAACCTTGCCAAAAGGTGGAGTTTTACGGCAGATCTTCCGGCCTTAAAATCAGATACGTTTGCTGTTAATTTAGGCTGCATAATACTCCTTTTTGGTTAGGCCAGATAGAGGGAACAAGCAAGGAATTAGTTTGATTGTTGAGCAATAGTTAAACCACCCTCTATCTGGCTTCCAAAACACCAGGGTTCTCTTTCTTCCAGTTTTCTACAAATCGTGTTGCCGCCAATCGCCAGGTCTTAGATTCATCAGATGATTCAATTCTGGCGATTTCAAGCATATTATCTGCTAAATATTTGGGCTGTGAAGTACCTACAAAAGCGGTTCCGCTTTCGTGTAGTGGTGGTCTGCCTGGTTTATTTGTCATGTTCTCTCCAAATTATTAGCAAGGGCAAACAGAAACATCAACAAAAGAAGCTTCCAATCATACCATTTTAAAGAAAGTAAAATCACCAAGGCGTAACAAAACACCCCTAGTAAAGTTCTAGTAATGCTATTTCTCATATTTCTCCATCCAGTGTTTTGCTGTTTCAATACTAATGGAGACTATTCCCTCACCGTTCCAACGGGTTAGAGGCCCGCCTTTACCGTGTAAGAAATAGTCCCCTCGTGGTGAGATATAAAGGTTTTCTATGAACCTAGAAGCACCAGACCCTCTAGTGACTGAGGCCAGTTTATTGGCGCTATCAGTGTTAAATCGTTTGCCTTTAATTCGTTTTTCCATAGTAATAATATAGGTATTTAATTTAATTTATAGTACAAGTTTATCTAACCATTGGGTTTTGATTTGTTCTGCTATCTTTGCTGTCATTAGTGGGGGTACACTCATCCCTATCATATAATGAGGTTTTTTGTCTCTAAAATCATAGTCTAAAGGGTAGCTCCCAATTTTACAAACCTCGTTTTTGCTTGTATATCTAGGAGAATCAAAAAGAACATAACAATCTTCATGCGACGTAATAGTTCCGCAAACCTTATTTGTATAAAGATAATTTTGCCCAAAACCAGTATTTGGCTTATTTCTAAATCGAGTATTAGTGCAAGAAAAATCTGGATCACCTTCTTCTCTGTTTTCCCAAATTTCAGTTTGGAACTTAGACATAATACGCCCATTCTCATCTTTAAACTCACCAAATAGGATTTTGGGTTCATTAAATTCTAATTTTAGCTCTGGTTCCATATCAAACATTGTTTTCTGGTATAAGAAAGGTTCTGCTAAATCCTTTCTAAGTGCTATAAAAAACACTCTTTCTCTTTTCTGTGGAACGCCCATTTTAGAAGCATCAAGCAAATGGTGTTGTATATAATACCCTGCTTTTTCAAATTCTTCGTTAATTTTTCTCACATAGTTTACAGCATCCCCCATGAGCAGCCCTTTTACGTTTTCAGCAATAACCACTTTTGGTTGTAATTTCTTAGCTAAATCAATAAAGTCAAAAAATAGAGTGTCTAAAATCTGCTCAGATTGCCCTTCTCTAAACTTCTTTTCTTTTCCCCAATCCTTTTCTCTATTCCCTGCCATTGAGAAGCTACTACAAGGCGGAGAACCATCCAAAATATCAAGTTCAAACAATTCTTTTGGTAAGTCACCCCTGTTCTTAAAGTCCTGTATAGGCTCTAAGAATGAATATTTGGGGTTATGGTTTTTCACATAGCACTCGTTCATTTTTGGATCAATCTCATTATTCCCGATTACCTCAAACCCGGCTAATTTGTAGCCCATTGTAGAACCACCACCACAAGAAAAGCAGCTGAATACTCTATACCCATTCTTTTCTGGGTATCCGTCTGATAATTTCCAATTATAATTCATATTCATATTATACATATAGTTATATTTAATTACCACATAATAATAAAAAAAGATTTAGAGGCATTTCTCCAGTTTCAGTTTCTTGACCTGTTCTTTGTAATATTTGATCATTTCTTCTATTTCAAAATTATGAGGAGCCTTGCCTGATTTAGCCTTAAATTCCAATTTATCCGCTTCACCTTGCCCGTATTTCTTATTGATATAAGTAGAGTACTCAAACTGTCGCCCCTGCTCAAACCTATTACAAGACCGGCATTGTACCCCTACGTTCTTTAAGTCCCATCTAGTGGGGTAATATCTACGGCTAATAAAATGGCCTGCGTCTAAATCACGAATGGTTTTTATACGGCTGCAGGTTACGCAAATTCCCACCCCTGAATCATCGGTATTAGATAGCCTCACATAAAGCGAAAACACCTTATCTAGCTTTTGGCATAAGCTGCGATTTACTCCCATCCTTTTCTCCATTCCCAAACATCAGGGTTCATAAAGATTCTAGGCTCAAACATTGAAATCATCAAATTATTTGAGGGTTGGTTTTCCATATTGCCGGATAAAAACCTAATCCTAGCCTTTCCCCAGATAAAATTCTTAAACCAAGTAGAACCGGTCTCCGCTTGTGTTAGCATTACGATTTTAGCCCCTAGTTTTGATTCTTCATAACACTTATCTACCCATAAACCCATGTTTTCTGGTGGTGGGTTTAGGAATTTCCAATTTGGTAGCTCATTCCAGGGTTGGTGTAATGAGTTTTCAACTTTAGTTATCCCATTAGGGCAAAGACAGTTTGAAGCGCTGCAGGCTAAATCATACTTAAACCCGAAATGGGCATTTAATACTTTCCAAAATTCTGGATCAGTGTTTTCTATTTCTGGCATATCTCTCTCGTGGTGTTTTTAGGGTTCATATAGCGTTATAAATAAAGGGTTATTTTGATACCTTAGATCAGTAGAAGCAAAGATATTGCCCGTCTCCCGGTGCTGCCCAATGCTTTTAATATACTGGTCTGAAGTGAAGTCATAAAATACCTTTTTTTCGTATGATTCAAGTCTCCAAACCCCTGGTTGTACCTCAATATTGTTTTTAATATCCCATATTTCTGTGGGCTTTAAACTATTGTAAAGCCTTTTGGCTGCTATATATAAATTATAAAGTTTACTATTCATTTTGAATCTCATAAACCCATTTCTTACCGATTTTAGGGCCTCTCACATAAGTGTATTTGTCAATCATATCTGGGGGGATGATCGTCAAATCACCTTTGGGTTCTTTAGGTTCAAAATTAGGCGAAATAATGCTGAAATATAAATAATCAGGGTTTTCGGTATCCAAATCATTGATTTCGATCTCCTTACCATCTCCAGGTCCACCCCATAACGTGATAATCATATCCATAAATTAAGTTTTAAAGACCTCAAATAGTGAATTAATGTGTTGCCATTAGCTCTGAATAGTTGAAATTATTACCCAAACACTGATCGATAGTACACGATTCTTCACTAAACCCTTGTATTTTATTATTGTAAGAATAAGCGTATTTTGAGACCGTGATTCTTTTTGCAACAAAATCTTTTCCTGCCTGTGTGATTCTATAAAGCCCTTGGTTTGGGTTACCATCCTCTTTTCCAGATTCTTCTTTTTCGATTAAGCCCCAATGCCGTAATTTAGGTAAATCACCCCGAATGGATGATGGTACTTTTTCTATAGAATGGAAAAAGGTTTCTGAGTGAAGCCAACTAGGATTTTTATTCATCAGAATTAGCCCGTAAGCCATTGTAGAGTTTATTTTCCTCTTATATTGCTTAACAAATTGATCACAGCAGGGGCATCTAGTACCGTCCTTATAGTTTTCTCTAAGGTGTTCTTTTGCTTCTTCTAGTGTTTTCATCTTTGTTGCTCCATTAGTTCGTATAGGTACATTAATTTGGCCATTGTTCTTGTAAGAACACAATCTGGTATTTTGTCACAGGTATATTGCGCCTCAAGCCAATCTTCAATAACAATCTCACCAAACCCTATACATAAGTCTGTCAATTGAATTTTTGTTAGTGGTGTGCTCATCTTTGTTACCTATCCTTGGGTTGTGAAAGTTTTATGTGTGAAAGGGTCAACCTTAAATATCTGAGAACCCAATCAATATCAAGTGACTTAAAGCTTTGTTTGTATAGCCAATCAGCGTGTTTTCTGTCTGATAAGCCCATTTCTTTGTAGTTACTTGCCATCACTTACCTATCCTTGGGTTAAAAGTTCTTGCCCTTCTTTTCTGTGAATCCCATAATATAAATCAGACGTTTTACCGCTATTCAATTCACGATCCATCCAAGATTCTAGTTCCTTTATGCGGTCACGTTGCCTCTGGCTCTTTCGCTTCAGCTTTTCGTGTGCTTGTCTTAGTGCGTCTATATCCATCACACAGCCCTATTCATTGATTACAACCACTGGGATGAATAGAAACCACCAAGTAACTATTTTCAGCATAGATTTATCAAGTCTGTCCGGGCCAATCTGCTTTCTTTGAAACTTTACTGTTCTTCTAACTATCATTCGTTCTCCGTTGTTTGGTTAATCTTCTAATGGTACTAGTACTTTAGCGATCCAATAGGCTATAAAAACGCTTATACTAGTTTCTATTGTGTGTATGATTATCTGTTCCATTCTCTTCATCTCTCCTTAGTCTTAACATTCGTCATATAAATCATATTTAAGACATATATTGTGTATTTTTGGAATAGCCTTGAAAGAGTAAAGTTTTCTTTCATGAGTCATTGTTTGGTTCAAGTATTTCTCACCTTTTTTGATCTTGTAGTTGTTTTGCCTAGCTTTAACCCAATCTTTTGCCTCTGTGATTCCCATACTCAAATCTGATGGACTCCAATTTTGCTCATTCAAGAATACTGAAGCCATGCAATCATGATCTTTTCTGGCTTTTGGGTAATTAGTTGGGCCTATTGATTCACACATCTCTACAGTTCCTCTTTGGTTAATCTTCATCGTCTTGGCTATAAATTATATCTGAGCAAATACAGGCTTTCTCATAATCATTCACTGATACTAAATATTTTCTATGCCAAGCAGCTCTGTTTAAAACTCTTTTTAACCTTAACTCTGCGGATTCAGCTCTCTCTTTCCATGTTCTTTCTTCCATTCTCTTCATCTCTCCTTAGTCTTTGTTAGTGGGTTATTTATTAGCCTTGTAAAACTCTTTTGCAAATCCTTGACTACACAAGCTTCTAAAATCAGCATCTACATTCACAAAGTCTTTTGCGAATTCAAACTCTTTTATAAATTCTATCGAACTTTTATGTAAGGCCGTAAACTCTGGCAGCGTTCCTCTAGGCTTAATATATAGGTTTGGGTTTTTAATTACGTCATACCTATTTTTAACAGTTCTTTCGGGCATTATAAATTCGCCCCATAGCCCCGTGCCTTTCGTCCAAGGGCTACCGTATTGCCAAGGTTGGTACGTGTGATTCGGTTTACCTATAAATTTCCTCAAGGCTCCCGTGCTCGGGTTTTCTATTACCCACCATTTAGGTTTTGCTTTTTTAATTATTCTTTTACAGTGGTGTACTAAAAACATTCCTTTTTCAAAATCACGCGGGATACCTGAGTTTTTAGCATTACTAAACTCTGTACATACTGGATTCGCAATTATTCCATGTACATTTTCTGGCGGCTCGTAATTCTCAACCCCTATATGTTTCCCAATCATTATAACATCGTAATCATTATCTAATTGGTAGAACCTGCTATCACTTCCAAGATTAGCGCATAAATGCAATATAGTTTTCATTCTCTTCATACCTCTATATTCCATCACTTCACCTCTTTGAGTAGTTCGTCAAGGCCACAGGTGCACACTCTATTATCTACATGCTTTAAAAACCCAGCTGTGATTAATTGGCAAGTTAGCTCATCGTGAGTGGTGTACTGTTTCAACCTCTCGATCTCTTCCTTTGCTTTGGTTAGCTCTTGGCTCTTTACATTAGTATAATGGTCATTGATTTCTTTTACCATCACGTTCAAATCTTCAAGTTCAAATTCTGGGTAAGCTATCCCTTTGCAGTGACTCATAATTATTTCTTTTATTTCTTCCATGTTATTTTTCCTTTATGATTTTTATTTTCTTTCCTAGAAGCTTTTCGATTTCACCTACAGTAAATTCTTCTGCGTTGGATTCCTTTCCTGATTCAGAGAAATCCAATCCATTCACAAATACATTTATTCCAGTGATCTCTTCAAACACATCTGCATCAAAATTAGGTAACTTAGACAATAGAGTTTTATCCTCTTCGCTCGCCTCATCCCATGCAATCTTCCATGCCT